TCCCGCTGAGTAGGATTTTCCACTACGGCTAAAAACGGCACAATAACTTCGTTGTAAATTCTTTCGGGCATCAAAGCGAACTCATCAATAATTATTCTATGAAAACGAAACCCACGAAGTTTTTCTCCGTCTCCCAACGGAAGAGCCCGAATGCGACTAGCTCCAATTTCCATCAACCATTCGTCGTTGCTCTTTGATGTCTTTGTTATACATTGTCTAAAAAGGACAGCATCAGGCTTGTTTGCTATATCCTCAATTTTCCTAAAAATCATCTTTGCCTGTCTAAACGATTTGGACAATATACCTATCTCTACCCCTTGGTTCAACACCGCATCTAAAGCAGCGAACACCCCGGTAGTGAAGGACTTCGACATACCACGAGCCCACACTCCTAAAAAATAATCCGTTTCAAACATGGACTTGATAGCCATATGTTGGAACGGAAAAAGCTTAACCCCTAAAACCAAATCAGTAGTAAAGGTTATATTGTTTCTTAAAAATTCATAAAGTGCTATCTTGGCTTCCTTTTCTTCTAGAAAACCTTCGATCTCCAGCATCTCCTTGTTGTCACGAAGTGTGGCCCCAACACGCTTTTGTTTTCCTTTAAGCCAACTCATTTTTTTGATCTAAAAAATATTGTATGTCAGTGCTCCAAATACTTTTACCTGCTATAAGTACGCGAGGAATGAGTTTAGCCGCCTGTTCTCGATTTCCCGCAAAAACAAATTGGCACGACCTAGGGTAGGCGTGAGAAATATCTTTGATTTGCCTTAAGGTGTAATCTATATTAGACCGTCGGTTGAATATTTTATTTTCCTTGATTATTTTTTCAATACTAGACTCTATAATCACAAATAAGTATGCATCCATTTCTTGCGCTCTTTCTATTTCCCTTTTGAATCTATCTATATTGTGTTTGGCTACGGTTCCTTGTAAATCGTTTCCTGATTTACGGTCTACGAAAGTATAATTATAATGCTCTCCTAAAGCAGTATAATCTCCGATATCTAATTTAAGGGTTTCACTTTCACACCCTTCAAATTTTAACGGCTTTTGTTCACGAGTATCTACCGCGATGGTCAAATCGCTGGGCAACCCCATGGTAAAGAAATTTTTAGGAATGTTTTTATTATACAGGGGATCACACCCTATTTTTTCACAAGCCGCATTATAGCTGCCGAACAGTTTACGGTAGATGGCAATAGATGGCAAAAAAGAGTTTTTTGTCTCTAAATGAAAAGGGCCGTACTGTCTTTGTTTTTTTAAATGTCTTTTTTCCAGCAAAGAGAGGGCGTACTCTTTAACTTCATCCGCAGGGTTCTCTTTGCACCATTTTAGTAATTGTTGCTTGGTGGAGAAATCTCTTTCAAAGTATTCTTCATATCTTTTAAAAGGCAACGGGTCTCCGGTAAGCTTATTTATGCGAGGGTGATACTTTGTGTAGTACGACGCTAAGTTCAAGCCGTGTTGTTTTAGGTGCTTATGCAAAGACCCCCTGCTTGTAAATTCTTTTTTACATTCAGCGCAAGGGAAAATTATGGTGCATATCCGTTCCATTATATTGCGTCCTCCTTACTAATCCCTAATACCCGAGCTTTCCAGTCGGGCATTTTTTCTACCCTATCTGCCTCCTGTTGCACTGTTTTCTTTTGCATCTCGGCCATTTTTATCATCAATTTCCTTTCTTCTTCGTCCTGAAAAAGCTGAACCAATGAAATGATGGAGGCGTTTCTTTGCACTTGATTAGCCACCCTCTTAGCTCTTTCCCCATTTAATTTGGCTAACATCTTATCAACACGATTGACGCATTGATTATACTCCTCCGCTTTGGTCTTAAGCATTTCGGTAAGTCTCATCGTTAAGTCGTGTTGACCCTCCGTATCGTCAAACATTAAATTTAGTTTTTGTTTTTGTTGTTCGATTTCTTTCAGGTTAACATAGTCCATACATACATTCACATATAAATTTAATTCATCAGAAGTTAAATCCGGTTTGTCCCATGTACTTCGAATATATTCCGACTCAAAAAGATCTCTGCTTTGTTTTGTTATGTAAGAGCTTATAACCTGAACAAATCGCGGGGCATTTAAATAGGTGATTAATTTTTCTACACACTTGCGATCTTGTAAATTCATTTTGTTTATCTCGAACTCTTTTGAAGCAACTTTATTTAATCTCTTGAGGGCGGTAGATAAAATCTGAGGGGGGGTATATTTTTCTCCAGCTGCATCATCCCGCATATTAACGGTCGCTCGAAACTCTTTAGAAATATACTCACACAAAGCTCTGAATTTGTCCGTCTCAGGGAAGCCTTTACTTTCAGCGTCTTTAGGCCAAAGTAATTGTCCTACCTCTAATTTGGTCATCTCCGCGCAGTAATGCTGTTTAACAAAAGATTTTTCATCGTCATTTAAAAAATGTTTTACTACCCTTTTTTTGACTTTGGTTTTATAGCTCAACCCCTTCTCTATCCAATATTTTCGGAGAGCTCTTCCACGAACGGTACTGCCCTTTTCATTTTCGTCATTAAAAAGTTTTTTGGTAACCGCGCTTAAGTCTCCGTCGAGCTCTTCAAATAATTTAAGGCTCTTTTCTTTTTCTTCTGGTTTTAAAGTGTACTCTTTCATTCAAAAAATATATCTGTTTCGTTGCATATTTTTTTTGCAATCCTTTTGTAAAAATTTTTTAAGTTCTTGATTTGCTTATAACCGGCCTTCCTTCCTTTCTCGTTGCTTTTGTAGCCTAACACTTTCGCTACCGTCTCTTCTTCAATATGGTCGACGAAAAGCATTTTATAAATAATATAATGGCGGTCGTTCAAAAACTGACGCATTCGTAAGTGCATCGACAATACCGCGCCCCCAATATCATAATGATCCTCCGGAAGGGTGCACCGGTCGTAAATATTTGTTTCTAATGAAACAGGAACCTTGATATCGTAGGCCTGCTTTCTGGTTTTGTACCATTTTGCATAAAGATCGCATTCTTCAGACTGGAGCCCACTTTTGGTTAGAGAGCACAAATTAGATATTTGCCCCCTCCCCTGCTCTTTAGACTGGTTGTATTCACAACTTATACAAGGACGCGCAAAGTTAGAATAATTGTTGCGAAGAATATTCTTTAGCTGGTTGGATATAATCTTATTCACCCACGGTTCAATTGGCCGCGATTGATCCCATTGGCTCCACTTGTTGTAAATGTGAGTGCGGATAATCTGCGATACGTCATCAAAGTCTATCCATGCTAAAGCATGTAAATGCCACTTGTAATACCGCTTTCTTATCTCGTTGTCTATAACATCACATTTGTCTTCGTAGCTCTTTTTATTCTGATTCTCCACCGCTGCTAATGTCCCTAGACTTTCCTTGGGAACTGGCACACTCGGCTTGGGAAACCTTTAGAAACTCTTCTTGAGTCTTTTTTTTGTACTTAGCGTTTGGCGTGGTTTTCCGCGTTATATCTTTTGGGTTTAGCGGGTTGTTAACTAAATCCTCTAAAGTTATTTTCGTTGCGGACGCTGACATATCGATGTCATATTCCAATTTAGACAAATTAGGAATAGGTGTTTCCTCGTCTTCCCCTGCTGGCACCTTAAGGCTAGGCTTAGACATCGAAGCGTTCGACATTCCAAAAGCTGCAAAGGTTTCCCCACAGCTTTGACAGAAGTTGGGTTTTTTTAAAGTGTAACTGTTTTTAGCTCCACATTCGGGACAAAATATACTAGCCATTATTTTATAATTTGATTCGTCGGGTCATTTTCTAGTTTATTTACAATAAATTTTAAAATCTCACTTCGAACGATATCCTCCTTGGTGAACTTAAAAGTATACACTCCTTTTGCCTTGGAGTCATCGTCGTCAAATAAATCCATAATAGAAACAAAGCCGGTTTTTCCATTAATGTCGGGTTGCATAGGGTCTCCGCATATAAAATACTTAGAGTTTTCGCCAATTCTCGTAATTAATGTAACCAGTTCTTTTCTCGTAAAATTTTGTGATTCGTCTGCTATTATTAGCTTGTTTGACCAACTGGCACCTCGTAAAAAATTAATAGGAGCGCATTGAATTATCTTTTCATCTAAAAGCATCTTCATTTGATCGGGCTGCAACAATTCGGAAAGCTTGTCTTGCATTGGCATCATAAACGGGTGGAATTTTTCGTTTACATCTCCCGGTAAACTTCCGAGGTTTCTATCTGCGCTTTCAGCAATTGTGCGTACATAAAACAAGTCTTGATTCATGTTCATATTAAACAGCTGCAAAGCCGCATAAATAGAAATAAAAGTTTTGGATGATCCAGCTGGACCAGAAACAAAAACTATTTTAGTATTTTTGTCAAATGCTATTTTTAAAAACTCGTGTTGTTTTTTGGTTAATTTAAATTTTTTAAGATAAAGCTTGTATTTGTTTTCAATGGGTATTATCTTTTCCGACGCTAACGACTTCTTACGTCTACTCATTAATAAATAATTACACTTGACTTAAAGCATTTGCCCGGTATTATCTGCGAAAAGATGGTTTTTCATGTGTTATCCATTCCTCTTCACCCTACACGCAAAGAAATAACTTTGTGTGCGTTCACCCAAAAAGTATACAAGTTTTGTAAGGTGATGACTCACAGGGGGCATACGGTTTTTCACTATGGGCATCCTGATTCCAGTGTTCCATGCACCAAACACTTTGACGTGGTTTCTCGGGCTACTTATAACAAAGTATACAAAAAACAACAATGGCAAGATTTTCACCTTCAGACCGTTAAGAATGAAGTACATGAAGAGTTTAATAAAAACTCGGCGGCATTAATTAAAAAAAACAAACAAGAAAAAAAAGATTTTGTTTTAGCTTTTTGGGGCTTTGGACACCGAGAGTGCTGTGAACAATTAAAAGATTTTTTTATTGTTGAACCCAGCGTTGGATATGATTCTGGATTTGCACCCTTTAAGGTTTTTGAAACTTACGCTCAGCTCCATAAATTACAATTTTCTCTACACAATAATAATTTTCCGCCCTTCACAGATCACGTCATTCGTCCCGGTTTCTATTTTGAGGATTTTACCTATCAAGATAAAAAACAAAATTATTTATTGTTCTTAGGTCGCATGATCAACAGCAAAGGAATTGATATTGCCCAAAATTTATCTAAAGCAAGCTCTATTCCTATTAAATTTGTAGGGCCTCAAAATTTAAAAAACACTTTAAAAAAAGACAACCCTTTAGCTGAATACATTCATACCGTCAGCAATAAAGAACGCAAAGAATTACTCGCAAACGCAAAAGCATTAATAATGCCCACCCTTTATGTCGAACCGTGTGGGTGGTCAATGTTGGAAGCTTTTATATCCGGCACCCCTGTCATTTCGACCGATTGGGGCGGCTTAGCAGAATACAATATTCACGGAAAAACAGGGTTTAGGTGTCGCTCGTTGAATGAATTTTACCATGCGCTCAACATAATTGAAACCATTAACCCTAAAGAGTGCCGTCTATATGCAGAAGAAAATTTCACAATTGACTTGGTTGCTAAAATGTATGAAAATTACTTTGAGCATTTAATTACAACGGAACATTATGGGCTCGGGGTGGTGCAGGAAAAATGTAATTTTTTAGTCAAATAATTTGGATAAAAATTTGTTATTAAAGATTTTAAATAAGAAAAACCAAAAATAAGTGTAGATTATTAGGTATGGTTAAAAACAAGGAGGATGGGTCTAAAGTAAGGTTTGGGGATTTAGATACCTTTTTAAAAATAGCCCCCATAGTTGGTTTAGCTCTTTTAGCCTATCTTCAAACTTTATTTCCCAGCAAAATAGAATTTGACAAAGTCCACGACAAGCTTATTCAAATGGACAAAAAAATTACCGAAATGACGGTTCTCCAAAAAGCCATTACCAGCAATAGTGGAGATATAAACGAAATAGAAACGCGCCTTCGGTTAATAGAGGTCGATATTGCTCGCCACAACGCCCAAACATCAAAGAGCCCACGAAATAACAAAAGCCCCAGTGGAAGTTGATAAAACTCACTTTAAACCTACTATAAGAAGATGAGTCACATATCCGGAGATTATACTTACAGCTTTGTTAGGCTCGAACCTTTTTACAACAATAGTAATAAGACCGGAATGTCGGCGCTGGTCGTTGGGATGAAATGCCAATTTTCAGGGGTAGACGACCAATCTAACCCTATCACACAAAGCGCTTACATAGATGGAACAAGTGGCTTCATGGGTTGGACCGACCCAATTCCTGATTATCCTGTAAGTGGTGTCACTGGAGCCTCTGGTTATTCTATTTGCCATACTCCTGAATATGTGAGTGACAACATCAGCGGTATCGCTAACGAATATGCTTCCGGCCAATGTTGGCGTCATAATTTATCAGGTCAAATTTCAAGCAAAATTGAAGCCCCAGTTAGAGATGCTGTTTTTCCGTATCCTTCGGGTGATCCCCCCTTTCCCCCTGTAGATCCTCACGACATGTGAGCAATAAAAAGCCCCGCGGAAGCGGGGCTTTTCTTTTAATTACCTTATTATAATATCACCACCACGTGACTCGGGTCGCCTTATTATAACTGTACCGACCTTACTTCTGGGTATTTGTAATTCCCAGTTTATCTCAGGGATAGATTTTGTAGCTCTATCAGCTATCCGAGATGGAATATAATACGGTCGATGATATTGTACAACAAGGTTCTCACCCTTTCATGCGGGCCTCTTCCGACGGTCTCCCCCTCCAGACCTTGAACGCCTACCTTTGTCTGAACCAGACCTCCGGCCCTTTTTGCGACCTTCAGCCGAAGGGCGTTTAGCGGCCGCTTTCTTTCTCCACTCTGTGGTAGCCTTACGAGCTACTGCTCTTTCCTTCTCGTCTAGCTTACCGTCTTTGTTCTTATCGAACTTCTTAACGAGGTCTTCGCGTGAAGGTCTACGACTTGATCCCTTAGCCCCTGAAACATAACTCTTTCTTAGGGCTGCTAGCTTCTCCTTGGCTTGCTTTTCTGTAATCTTACCAGCCTTGACGCCATCTTTGATTTTCTTGGCAGCAAGAGCGTGCCTCTTCTTTCTAACTTCTGCTGGGTT